ACAGCATGCTACTGAAAAAAAAACAAAGTGTAGTATTGCAAGTGATTTACTTTATGCCCGCCTATCCCAGTTTGATGCAAGACTTCACATGGAGTTACCAAGACGTTGTGCCAGAGTTGATGAGAACACACCAATTCCTCAACCACTGGCACAACAACATTGATGCTGTGATAAATCAAGTGTTGATTAGTATTGATCAACGCGGTTGGCAGGAATACAGACACGCAATTGACGTGACTCAGTATAACTAATGATATGGCACAAATTTCCAGCTTTGTAAAGATCAAAGCACCCTATCAAAAAACCAATTTCACTCCCGATCAGTTTGAAGAATTTCTCAAATGCGCACAGGATCCCCCGTATTTCATTGAGAACTACATCTATATTCAACATCCCACACGGGGCCGCCTGCCCATGCAGGCATATGAGTTTCAAAAGGGACTTATAGAAACATATTGGAAGAATCGCAACACCATTGCCATGATTCCTCGTCAGAGTGGCAAAACAACCACAGCCGCGGCCTATTTGTTGTGGTATGCTATCTTTCACAACGATGTTACAGTGCTGATTGCAGCACACAAGTTCAAAGCGGCCAGCGAAATCATGATGCGTGTGAAGTTTGCCTATGAAGAATTGCCAGATTTCCTCAGAGCCGGAGTCACAAAATACAACCAACAAGACGTAGCGTTTGACAACGGCAGTCGTATTGTGGCCACAACAACCACCCCTGACTCAGGACGAGGCATGTCAATCAGCCTGCTGTATTTAGACGAATTTGCCTATGTGCGTCCTCGAGTTGCCGAAGATTTCTGGGCATCCATAAGCCCCACACTGAGCACTGGCGGGCGTTGTATTATCACCAGCACACCCAAGAGCGATGAGGACATGTTTGCCGAATTGTGGTTTGGTGCCAACAAAACCATAGACGAGTTCGGCAATGAAACAGTGGGACTGGTGGGCAGTAACGGATTCAAAGCTTTCTCTGCACACTACAGCGAAGTTCCTGGCCGGGATGAAGCCTGGGCACAAACAGAGCGCAACAAGATTGGACTACAGCGCTTCCAACGTGAGTTTGAGTGTGAGTTTGCTGGCGAAAGCGAAACCTTGATAAGTGGACTTTGCCTGCAACGTCTCACAGGCCAAGAGCCCCGGTATAAAACCAACCAAGTGCGCTGGTATGAAGAAATACAACCGGGAAAAACCTATCTTGTGGCATTGGATCCCAGCGCTGGTGTGGGTAAAGATTACGCTGCCATCACAGTGTGGTGTTTGCCTGACATGGTGCAAGTGGCTGAGTGGTGTCACAACCTCACTCCCATACCCGGTCAGGTTCAAAACATGTTGCGCATGCTGGAACACATCTGGGATGAATGCAAAGACAAAGGACAAAAAGGCGAGCCTGACATCTACTACAGTTTGGAAAACAACAGCTGGGGGGAAGCAGCTTTGGTGAGCATCAACGAGATTGGCGAGGAAAACTTCCCCGGTCAGTTTATACACGAGCCACGTCGCAGTGGCGTGTCAGGACGCAGCCGCAAGGGTCTCAACACCAACACCCGCAGCAAGGCCATGGCCTGCTCCAAGCTAAAAACTTTGGTGGAAACAAACAGATTGCAGATACGCAGCAAAGCTTTGATCCGTCAGCTCAAGTTCTTTGTGGCCAGCGGCGACAGTTTCCGAGCCAAGACTGGTGAGAATGACGACATTGTCATGAGCATGATGCTGGGTGTGAGAATGATGAGCATTCTCACCAGCTGGGATGAAAAGATTGGCGATCTGTTGCGCGATGATCTGGATCAAGAGACCGCAGAGCCCATGCCCATGACAATGTCGTTCCGCTAAATACACTCAGGAGATCAAAGATGACACCAGATTGGGCCACAATTACAGATACTATTCATGCCAAACTCAAAGCAAGTAGCTTCCGCGTCAAAATGTTTGATCAGGACATGCAGCCCACATTTGAAGTGGAAAAGGCCCGCCATTTCTATGCCAAAAGCAAAAAAGTAAACGACCCCAATATCAAAAACTACAAGATTGTCATCAATCTGCATGATGAAAACGCCAACAGTCACATGGATCTACAGACTCCCAAGTTCAAAAACCCAGCCGATTTCAACGACATGCTGTCATTGCAGAAGTATTTTGTCACCAACATTCAAAAGAAACAAGGACTCAGTGTGAATTGGAGCCAATTTGATCACGACATCACACCGCGTGAACCTGTTGCCGAAAGCGCAGACATTAGCCGACCCTGGGGCACCACCAAGAGCAGCTTCCAAAAAGTGGGCAACTGCCGACTGATTGTGCGACACACTGACGCGGTTAATGAAGACGTACCAGGCAGCCGCTGGCGCAAGATCCACAAAGTGTTTGTGGAAACAAATGGCGGTGAACGATTTGCATTTCCTGTGCCACACGTCAAAGGTGCCCGTGCTCTAGCCCGTCACATAAGTCAAGGTGGCGCCAGTCATGACGATGTGGGTATGTATATCAAGGGATTGAGCGAAGACTTGCATCATCTCAAGACTGCCAGCCGCCGACTGCGTGGAGCAGCACAAACAGATGCCAACCTAACCCATGTTCTGGCTGAGTTACATCAACAGATGCATGGTATCAATCAAGAGTTGCAAACCTGGAGCGGTCCACGTGGATATCACAAGATGAACAGCAACCGTGACAGTGCTGATGAAACTCAATCACCAGGATTGCCAGCATGGTTGTTGAGCACCGCCGAGACTTGCTGTGGTGACCAAGTGCCCACGTTGCAGAAGTATTATCGTGGCACAGCATCACCAGCACCTGAGTTGGACGAGTTCCAAGACTGGTTGGTGAGCGAAGAAATGACAGACCCGCTCACTGATATCCATGATGACGAAACTGCCGCTCATGATCTGGCACACAGCAGCTATCAAGACTATCGTCATGAATCAGACAGCGACGAGCAAGCACTGAAAAACACCCTGACTTTCTTGATTGGCAGCAACGACTGGTGGAGACAGCAATGGGAAAACGATCCTGATGACACTCAGCAACAACTGAGAGACATGGTGCAGCCTGAGGATGATCCTGACCCTGATCTGGATCGCATGAAGACACTGGCTGGTATGTAATAAAATCTGCAGGTGACATTGACATCAAGTGTGTGATGTGGTATAAATAGTGATGTTAGCGAGAGACAGAAAGATGTCTCGAACTATCTAGGCACATTATATAAAGCAAAGGCACACAAAATGGCACTAACACTTAAAGAAATTCAAGCCAAGCTCATGCAAGAGCAGGCTAACAAGGACCGCGTCAAAGGCGGAACTTTTTCCGGGGATTCAGCAATTTATCCTTTTTGGACAAACCCCGACGGCAGCACAGCAACAATGCGTTTCCTACCCGATGGTGATCCCAGTAACGATTACTTCTGGGTCGAGCGTCTCATGGTTCGTTTGCCATTCCGTGGCATCAAGGGCCAGAACGACAGCAAGGCATGCGAAGTGCAGGTTCCCAGCATGGACATGTGGAAACCCGGTAGCTGCCCAATCAACGCAGAAATCCGCCCTTGGTGGAAGGATGAAAGCTTGGTTGATCTTGCACGCAAGTATTATCGCAAGAAGAGCTTCTTGTTCCAGAGCTTTGTGGGACAAAATCCCAACAAAGAAGACAATGCTCCGGAAAATCCCATTCGCCGTCAGGTGATCAATCCCAGCATCTTTGACATTGTCAAGGGCATCTTGCTGCGTCCGGATCTGGAATTCAGTCCAACTGATTACGAAAATGGTCGTGACTTCTACTTGACTAAGACTACCAAGGGTCAATATGCAAACTATACAACCTCAAGCTGGAGCATGAAAGAGCGGGCGCTGAACGAAGCCGAGCGTGCTGCGATTGAGAAGTTTGGTTTGTTTAACCTGAGCAGCTTCCTGCCCAAGAAGCCCGATGAAGACGGGGTTCAGGCTATCACGGAGATGTTCCAGGCCAGCGTGGAAGACCAACCATATGACATGGATCGTTGGGGCAAATTCTTCAAGCCCAACGGCATGCGAGTCACTGACAACGGTGAGGCAGTAAGTGCTGCGGCTGTGTCAGTTGCACGTCCTGTTCAAGTCATGGTTGCCAAGCCAGTTCAGGAAACTGTGGCAGCAGGCACCCCACCGTGGGAAGATGCAGCCGCCGCAACTGAAGTCAAGGCCAGCAAGCCCAGCTCACCAGATGAGATCTTGGCTGCAATCCGCGCTCGTCAAAAGAAGTAACACCATAAACACAGAGGTCGAGCCAACACTCGACCTCTGTGTTTCTTTATTAGAAGGAATACAACATGAAACCAGTAGATCTCAGCAAACTCCGTAAAGACCTCACCAAGAGTATTGATGGCATTAGCTTTGGCTTTAACGATCCCACTGATTGGATCGATACTGGCAACTACGCACTGAACTATCTCATCAGCGGCGATTTCCATCGCGGGGTACCTCTGGGCAAGGTCACAATGTTTGCTGGAGAATCAGGGGCAGGCAAGAGCTTTATTTGCAGTGCCAACTTGATTCGCGATGCACAGCGACAGGGCATCTTTGTGGTGTTGATTGACACTGAAAATGCCTTGGATGAAAGCTGGTTGACAGCCCTGGGCGTAAGCACAGCAGAAGACAAACTGCTCAAGGTGAGCCTCAGCATGATTGATGATGTTGCCAAGCTCATCAGCATGTTCATGAAGGACTACAAGGATCAGCCTGCAGAAAAGCGAGTCAAGACATTGTTTGTTATTGACAGCTTGGGTATGTTGCTGACGCCAACTGATATCAATCAGTTTGAAAGCGGTGATATGAAGGGCGACATGGGTCGCAAACCAAAAGCTCTTGCGGCACTGGTTCGCAACTGCGTCAATATGTTTGGCAACTACAATGTGGGCATGGTTTGCACAAACCACACATATGGCAGTCAGGATCCCTATAACCCCGATGACAAAATCTCAGGTGGCAACGGTCCCATCTACGCAGCCAGCATTGTGGTTGCCATGAAGAAAATGAAGCTCAAGGAAGATGAGGACGGCAACAAAACCAGTGAGGTAATGGGTATCAGGGCGGGATGTAAAGTAGTCAAAACTCGTTACAACAAGCCCTTTGAGGATATTCAAGTAAAGATTCCCTATGCCACCGGCATGGACGAGTTTTCGGGACTGTTTGACCTCTTGGAATCACGCAAGTTGATTACCAAGGAAGGCAACCGTTATACATATGTGGACCTTGCAGGCAAGGAACATAAGTATTACCGCAAGGAATACAACGCCAACATTGACGGCATCCTGGACATTGTCATGCGTGAATTCGCAGACAAGGAACGGACTCTGGCTGTGCAAGGTGAGGCAATTG